TTAGCCGTCAAGCCGTTTCCATGCCGCTGAAGTCCGCTGAGCGTTGTGCAAATTGGCCGACTCTGCGAGATAACGGCTTGCATAGCGACGTGGCATCCACGAGGTGTCGGACCATCCGCAGATCCGCCGGAGCTCATCCATCGCTCGTTCCAGTTCGTAACCGCGCGCCTCAATTAGGTAGGCCAGGAATCGATCCGCGAAGGTATGGCGAAAGTCGTGTGCCGATAGTGTAGGCAGTAGTCCGGGGTAGGCCAGTTCAATCGTCAGAAAAAGCCGATCAAGTACGTTGGCTAAGGCGCGGATTGACAGCGGGCGGCCCCGGTCGGAAATGAACAGGTAGCGGGACGGCAGCTTCATCGGTTTACCGTTACGGATGGGGCGCCGGCCATGCTGAATATACCGCTCGTAAACCTCATACAACTGTGAAGAGATACCTACGGTGCGGCTGTGTGTTTTCAGGGCTGGCTCTTCGGCTCGCGGATCATTTGGATCATGCTTGCGGTCATTGATGCTGACATAGGCGTGCTGGGAGCCGTGGTTGATATCGGTGGTATAGAGCTTCAGGAGTTCACCACGACGCATACCCGTTTCGAGCAGCAGCTCGATCATCAGCCAATTGCGCAGTTGGACTCGCTCAGGGAAAGGATTATCCGCACCACCTGGGCAGATCAGGGCATGGATGATCTCGAGCTGCGCCTCCGTCAGACTGCGGTAGCGAGCCTGTTGGGGGCGGACCTGAACGATGTGGTTTTCGAATCGACGCTCGATTGCTTCCGCGACGTCAACGAAGGCTGCGTTGATTAAATGATGAGTTCCAGTACTGGCTGAGGTACGCGGTAGGTAGCGGGTTGCAGCCCAGGCCAGGTAGCGCTTCAGCAAACGCAGATATTGGTCGCGGGTTCGCAGATCGATTTGGGGGAATAGGGACGAATCTGCAGCACCAATTCTGGCGGAAATATTGTCAGCTCGCCGGCCGCTCAAAAGCCAAACGACGTAGCCGTCCAGCACGGCCAGGATCGACTCAAAGCGGCACGCCAGGATGGCCTCATCGACATTGAGGCTGCGGCTCTCCGCATAGATATAGAACGCCTGAATAGCACGCAGGTGCGCTGCAGCGGTGTTATAGGCACGGTACTTGAGTTTGAGTTGGACATAGAGAAACGGAACGAGCACTGGTAACGGTGTAGCGACACCATCCTGCACAAGCAGCGGCATTCGCTGGCCTGTAGACAGGTGGCACTGAATCAGCCTCATAGGCGTAACTCTCCATGAACAAATGAGCATAGCTCGTCTGTAAGTGTGGACGCCGAAGAGGGATCAGTCGAATCAGGATCTTGCAAAGCTCATGAACATTCACAACATAGCCTATCGTTTAACATAATATACATTATGCGAAGCCATGGATAAGAACCCCTGAGTCATCCGACGCTGAAATCGACGCTGGAAACGGGCGAAGATATCCAGGGCCTGGAGCCTTTGGGCTGTCCCTGGAGCGACCGTCAAAGGGGTTAATCGAGAACGCAGGCACCGCCGGGAATCGGGTCCCGCCCGCAAGCGGGAGCCCTCCCGATTCCCTCAAGGCGCCTGCACAGGCGTGGTTACTGCGATGTCCTTTGCTGCGGATACCAGCGGCATATCCGTTACCACGTAACCGATATCGAAGCCCTTGTACGTCAGCGAAACGACCGTCGGCGATTCCCAAGTGATCGAATAGCCCGCGGTGCGCAGATCGTCAAACGACACCTTACTGACCGGCTGCCCGTTGTTCGCGAGCTGGATAAAACCGCCCAGAAACTCTTCCTCAACACCATCCCGAAAGCGCTTGCCGCGCATGGTTGCAACCAGATGCATCGACAACCCCTGAAACGGGTGAAGTTTCTGCTCAGGCCCCCGAGGCTTGGCCTCGATCACCGGAGCCGCTGGAACCGCTGGAGCCGCACCTACAGGCGCAGAATCGACACTCGCAGCCACCGGCTGAACCCTAGGCGGCGGCGCATGCTTCTTTTCCCGCGTAACGTTCCACGTCGACAGACAGATGACGATCAGGAAGCACAGCGCAGCACCTTTGAACGGCCAGCGCTTCCAGATCGGCACAATGTCATTGGCGGCCAGTTCCTGGCCTGCGGCCGAAGACCGCGTATGCGACTTCCAGAATCCGTAGAACTGTTTCTGATACTCCCGGATGCTGGTATTCACGACCTCACCGCGCAGACCGTCCTGGACCTTGCGGATATAGCGATCATTGGTGCCGAAAGCTGTGGCTTTCTTACAGCGATACACGACCTGGACAAGATCACGAATTGCACGGTTGATCTTGCCGTAACTCTGAGTGATCAACAGCACATCAGCCAGTTCGTGACGATGAAGCGAATACCACTCTTCAACCGGCACAGGCGTGCCGCGCAGCGGTATCGAAAGGTGACATTCATCGATCACATACAGCGGACCGAATCCTTCATCAGGATGCCGCCAAGGGTCCGCATAATGATCAACCCTACTAAACGGGCGTACTACCCTACTCTCCTCCTCGCCACTCTCATTGTTGAACACCTCAACAGTAGAATCCCGAAGCTCGATCAAATGCCAAGACTCCGGGAAAAACGCCTTGAACTTATCCATATCCAAGGCCAGGTTCGTGATGACCTTTCGCCCTTGATTCAACGCAGGAACAACATGATAGACAACAGCCTCATGAGACTTTCCGCCACCAGGCTGGCCCAGGATCAAGTTAATCATTACGACCCCCAGCGGACAAACGGGATAGTTTGCAACAGGAATCGAACGACCAGAGCGCCGACAATAAGCGTTATAGCCTGAGGCACACCCACATAGCCCAGCATGTTAGCCGCCTCTGCTGGGATCATTGCATAATATGTTTGCGGGTTGAATGGTATCGCAATTGCATCCAGTGCCGAGGCCGCAATAGAAAGCGTCTGCTCAAATACCCAGCAAACAACATCCGTAACCATATTCCACGCATCTTTAAATATCTGATCGAACACCAGCAGAAGCCATTTTGCAAACCCAACAATTTTAGCAAGCAGCGCAGTAAAGAACTTAAAAACCCCAGCCATATCAACCCCCAAAAATCAGAGCGCGACACAAGAACAAGGCCGAAACCATAAGAATCGCCTTCACGAAATCAAGCACATAGCAGATAGACCCGAATTGCTGATAACCATAGTTCGCCCAGGACGCAATATTCATATCCAGCCCAAATGCCGGACACCGCCCCGAAAACGACGGAATGAACCCCTGGAGAAACTTCATAAATTCCGTATCTTCAAATTCGGCGCGCTTGTCACGCCATACACCCTCTAACCCATCCTCATATTTTTGCTCATAGAACGGCTTAACTTCCGGAAATTCGGCATCTTCAAAACTACCGCCCTCCTCCTCTTTCTCTTCGGGAGGAATTTCTGCCGTCACGTCATCAGTGTCGGTCGTAGTCGTCTCTTCGGTTTTATCACCGTCTTTCGTGGTCGTGGTCGTGGTCGTTTCCGTATAGTCGATATAGTTATCGCCATACTTAATCTCATACTTAGTTTGAGTGTCCTTCGTCGTCGTACTGGTAGTGCCATCAGGATTCGTGGTCGTCGTCGTCGTCGAGGTCTTGGGGCCGTTTACCGATGAAGGCCCGCTAAGATGCGTGGTTTCAGACATCTGCTCATAGCACGCGGCAGGATTCAAAGACCCTTCACACGTCGCCGTTAGCAAATCTTTAAGCCAATTCGGATCAACCACACCAGAAAGTGAATCCGTAATATCGTCATAATCCGGGTCAGTCAACGACTCTGTATGCTCGCCAGGCTTCCACAAACTATCGCACTTGCCAGTTGAAACATTAAACCACACGCCAGGGTCACAACTATTGGCGTAAATAATAGAAGAACCCACAATGCCATTAATTCTAATTACACAGTTGCCACTCTGAGTAACCTCATATTCGCAGGCCTGCTGGCGAGTCAGCCCATACTTAAGATCAAGATAAACACCCCCGACCGTTTGCGGCGGCCTAGCGTAATAAACGCCCGCCACGGCCCCCGAAGGGGCGTCACTTACTTTCTTAACCGGCTTACCATTCTCGTCAATAAAGCCCCCGATACTATCAAGAGCCATTGACATGGCCGCAGTTGCAGCAATGCCAGCAATTCCACCCTTGAGCGAAGAAACACTGCCTTTAATAGTCCTTGGGATCGAGAAATCAATCGTCGGGATGATCTTTATCGGAACACCAGAAGCCCCGCCGCCAGATCGAGGAATATACTCAACACCAGGCTGGCCAGGAATCTTTAAAGATGGACCGGAAACAGAAGGAGAGCCGCCACCGCGCGCAACAAGACTTGCACTAGGCACGGTGACGCTCTTTCGAGTCGCGGAATACGAAACTTCAGAGGAGAGAAAAAACGCGAATGCTAGAAACGCTGCCGCATACCGGCGATAAATGCCCATGCTGCCAATACCCCGCCATGGAAGACCAGGGCGTGAACTACCAGCGCAAGGTCCGCCGCTGTGAATGTAAGTTGAGAGGGTTCCATAAGATACAGGGGGCCTTTCAGCCCCCTGCCCTGGCCCTTAGGCCTTCTTAACGCCGCGCTTGCCCAGGTCGATCCCTTTGAACGCCATCGCAATACCGATGATCGCAACACCGGCACTTACGACCCAGGTGGAAACGCTGGAAAAGTCTACCGCACCGAAAATATCAGCCATGATTCACCTCTTTCATAGTTTACGGATCGCACTTAGTACGATTCCCACTTTTAAACCCACGGCATATGCGGCAAAGGTCAAGATAAACCCGGAACCGTATACCGCCGTGAGACTTTCAAAAGTGACCGAACTTAAAAGTTGCATTGCCGCTTCCATTTTCGATCACCCCTGATTCTTAATAGTCAGTCCGAATTACGACGCCGCCTGAGCAGCCGCTTTCGGCACCGGCTTCACGCCGCAAATACGGTTGCGTTGCATGTTCCGAGGGTCAGGCTCGAACTCGAAGTTCACCGACGACAGCGGTTCAACGCGCTGGAACTGGCTGACCGCTTCCGGCGCGATCGGCAAGTTCTGAGGCTCCAGACCGAGTGCAAACTTGCGGTCGGGCCGGGTCGATTGCGTGGCATCGACGGCGAAGTGCACGACCGTGATGTCGTAGGCGTTGCCGGTCTTTTTCGAGGTTCCGGCGTCGCGGGTCAGGCCGAGATAGACGAAGGGCATTAGGGTTTCCTCTTGCGGATATACGGGCGATTTGTGCGCCCTGGACTGTGCTGAGGGATTGCGCCCAGCAGCGGGTTTCTACGGGCCGTAACGAATGCACGGCGCACGCGTTGCGAGTCAGTACGAGTCGAGGATTCGGTGGCCAGCACGTGGCGCATAAGCCGGCTCAGCAGGTCCGGCGAGTCGATGCCGACATCGAGCAGTTCCAGCTCCAGGGCCGAGCGCAGAGCCATGTACGACTGGCGGTTGATCTCGATAGCCATCACGGCCACCCGAACACATCGCCGACCCACGGCGTGCCCTTCTCGTTGGAGATCATCGACCAGACCTTTTCGGGCTTACCGCCCTGCTCTTTGTGCTGCTCCAGGGCCTGGAGAGTGGCCGCAACCTGCTGTTGCAACACGGACTGATTCACCGCCGCCCTCACCTGCTGGCGAAGCTGGATCGACCGGTACTGACTGGCCGACAGGCCGTCTCCCTGGAAGCTCACCGTGCGCATGACTGCACCACCGTTTCGAGCGACGAGACGAACGCGTCATTAATCAGATCAGCAGTGAAGGCAAAGCCGACCAGCGCGAAGACATTGCCCAGCAAGAACGGCAGCCACCAGTTGTAGGCAACGAAGCGCAGCGTGCGCAGGAAGATGCGAGTCTTCATGTTCATGACCGAGCCCACACGCCGAGGGCGTGAACCAGGGTGACGGCACCGGCGAGCAGCGCGAGAGCCTGGAGAGTCGGCGCAAGCACGTCAGGCCACCAGCCGCAAATGGCGCGGCACGTCCGGACGCCGGTAGAAGCTCGGCGCGGGCACGTCGAAGGTGCGGGAGACTTCGCGCACGTTGTGGATGAAGAACATGTGCCGCGACGCGTCGAAAGGCAGCTTGATATCGAAGCCGATAGCCCGAAGACGGGCGCGATGCGTCTTCACGGCAGACTTGTTGAAATCGAACGTCTTGCCGTTCATCCACTCCATCGCGTAAGTCGCAGTACGCCCAGCCGCCTGCATGGAGTCGCAGACGCCTACACGCATCAGTTCTTCGGAAATGCTGGCAATGTCATGTGCGGTCAGGGTCATTTTGTCGCCCACCTTCAAAAATTCGCCCAGGTGATCCCAGATGCGCTGTTCGTCGAACAGGCCCCAATGGCAGAGGCAATCCCTCTTCAGCAGCTCGCTCTTGAGCTTGATTTCAGCGCGGACAACTCCGACTTCTACGCACCAGTCGCGCACCTGGCTGACGTAGCGATACTCCTCAGACTCAGCGCCGTAACGTCGTAGAACCTTCGGCAGCAAATGCCGGGTCAGTTCCAGCCCCTTGTTGTAGTAACCCGGGTACACCAGGCGACCGGCCTTCTCTCCCCCGCTGGGCGTCCACACAACGGTGCCGCCGTCCGGGTACAAGTAGCCGATGGAGTTCCGGAAACGCTGGCTCGACAGAGCCCGCAGATATGCCGACTCGTTGCCCTTCCCTACGAAGAGATTCCGGGTCGCATCGATCCGAGTGAAAGTGAACCCGTCCACCACCGCCGTACCGTCCTGCAGACGATCAAGCCGGGTGCATCGAGTGAGCGGCGGAAGACCGATTTCCGGTGCGGTCAAGATCGAATTGATGACGGCCATGTTGTCCGCGAGCGTGGTCAGGCCGTAGAGGTTGTCCAGGCGGTTAACGCGGCTCGCATTGCCGTCGACGTACACCCGGCGCCCTGCCACCTGAATGCGAAACTTCGTGCTGTAGCTACCCTCAGCATGGAAGGCCGGGCACGACTGGCTCAGCACCTCGTTGGTCTCCGAGTCAACATTCAGTCGAATGACCTTGCCCACCTGCGGAATGTCGAACGGGAAATCCTGATAGCCGGATATCCAGTCGTAGAACATTGGCGAACCTTGGTCATTGGAAACGGTCATGGGATGCATGCACACACGTTACATTTGCGCGAAATGTAGACGCGCACACGCACACACGTCAACACTTATAACTTGCACACACGAATATGTGTAGAGGTGTTCACCGAATGAGAGACCACATGCCAACAAACATCCGACTGACCCAGGCCGAACAAGAAGCGCTGAGAAAGAAGGCCGTGGAGGTCAACAAAGAGCTAGTGAAGCGCGGGCTCCAGCCACTGAAAGACTCAGAAATCGTGCACGCCTTCCTCGAACACGCCATCAGCAGCCTGGAGGTATCCGCCTCTGGGAAACTGGTAATTCACATAGAGTGAAACCGGCTCCACCCACCGGCGCAGAAGGGCTCACCGACGGAAAAGAAGGGCCTGGAGCGACTGGTAAGTATGGAGTTTCATACCAAAGTGGGGGTGTTACAGCACCCCCACCCCTCCAGGGCCAGATCGGAGCCCCGCAAACCAACGGAGAAACGCATGGGCTTGCACGACAGGGAATGGTTCAACGAAAGCCGGCACAAGCCCAAAAACGCCACCAGCGCACCGAAACGGCCACGCAGAGTTCTGTTCATCCACTACCTGGCCGGGTTCTGGCCGGGCGTCCTCATGGGCTTCCTGGCAGGCCTAACTGTCGGCCTGCTGATCAGCTAG